GTTAAAAAGTGGTGCGTAGCTTGCATAATGGGCAAGTTCATTAAACAACTGAGTAAGTTTGGTAAAAAGGTGGGGGGAGCGCTAACGTCAAATACCGCAAAAAAGATTTATAAGACAATCGGGGATACGGCAGTACGATTCGCGGAGAGCGATATCGGCTCGGCAGCAATTGATGGACTAATCCAGGGCAGTGTTGAATCGGTATTAACGGGTGAATCGTATGGTGAAACCGTAAAGAGAGCAGTCCTATTGAATGTGTTAGGGGCGGGAGATGAAATCCCAGACCCATTAAGCCCCGGGGAACAAGGGATACAGAGAAAAATTAAGGAATTAGAAGATGAAATGAAAGGTGAAGTGGTGCGGACAAAGCATAACGAACAGATTATACGCCGGTTTGGTGCGGATTTAGATGAAGTGTATAAATTCGCAGTCAGTGAGTATAAGGAGGGAGTTGAAGAAAAGGATCAGTTCGAAATATTAAAGAAAGCGTTAACATCTTATGGTGAACTGACGAAAGCGGAGTTTGGTGAATTGAAACGACTGGAAAAAGCATTACAGAAGGAGTCGTCAGAAAGATCAAAAGACGAAAGCATGATGGTCAAAGAATATCGGCAGAAGATTGAAGCATTGAAGGATGCCATTGAGGTTGAATCGACAGGCATACAGGAGGAAGCGATACAGGAAATAGCAGGGATGAGCGCTGATATTTTGGAGAGTGCAGCGGAGGAAGTGCCCTTGTTTGGAGGGGGGGTGGCAACGAGCATAGCGACCGCGCGTGCAATAGAAGGAGGGTACAAACTAAAAAAAGTTATTAACGCATTAAGTGGTATAGATCTATCACACTTGCGTACGCCGAAAATACAACCGAAAACATTAGAAGCAATATTAGAAGCACCGACTAAAGAAGAGATTAAAGATTTATCTTTAGTAGAAGGAATACAAATGAAGCTACAGAATCTAGAGGAGAATCGTAATGAGGTCCTACACATACAGGAAGAGATACTACCAAAATTACGTGAGGCGATGATAGAAGATCATAAAGAGATAGGTGACGAACGTGACAAGCGTATTCTTCCAAAAACGGCGATGAGATTTAAAGTACCAACTACGCAGCAGCCGGTAATACAAATATACTCAGCTCCCTGGGATTCGGACGATGTGTTTATGTTCCATTGTATATCACATCACCATTTAAACGAATCCTCCTTTTTAGGGTTTGATCTTGAATTAGAATATGTGCATTATGAGGATTTGACTCGCCATTGGCATGCACTGGGGGCAGCACAAGAAGTCACCGGCCGCAGTTTGAAGGAGGCATATAGCGAATTTTTCCAGTTGGCAGCACAGATTGATGGAGCTGGGGCGATACATCAGAAGAGATTGATTCGATCAAAGAGTTATCATCCAATTTATTTAGGAGCGATGCACTATGATATCGCGTACCGCGAGTTAAAGAATAATGCGTTGAAGATCGTAAATGATTCAGAAGTCCAGAAGCATTTGCTACGAGGGCCAAAGCACTTTCAACGAAGAGCAATATTAAGCGCATTGAAAGATGGAGTCAAACTGCTTGGGGGTGTTGATCTTGCCGAATTTATGCGATACGCGTGAAGGCGGAGCGTGCATACACTTACACTTAC